TGTTGAAAGCCATCCCGCTGTTCAAGCCGATGGTTCTCGACGAGAACCAGGAGAGCATAGTCTTATCAAATCGCGTCGTGATCGAAGTCGCGACGGCTAGTTTTCGGACCTCCAGGGGTTATTCATTTGCGGCTGTTTTGGCCGATGAAGTCGCGTTTTGGCGCAGCGACGAAAGCAGTGCCAACCCGGACATTGAGATCATGCGCGCTCTGCGCCCAGGCATGGCGTCGATCCCGGGCTCAATACTCATGTTGGCTTCGTCGCCGTATGCGAAGCGCGGGGAGCTCTATGCGGCCTTTCGCCGGCATTTCGGCAAGGACGATGCGCGCGTGTTGGTTTGGAAGGCCGACACCGCGACGATGAACCCGCGGATTGACCCGGCGATAATTGCCGAGGCGTATGACTCCGATCCCGAGGCCGCGCGTGCGGAATATGGCGCTGAGTTCCGCGACGATTTAGCCGATTACATCACTCGTGAAGCCGTCGATGCGGTTGTTTGTTGGGGCCGGAGCGAGCTACCGCCAGAGCCCGGCGTGACGTATGCGGCCTTTTGCGATCCGAGCGGCGGCGTCAACGATGCGATGACCCTCGCGGTCGCCCACCTCCGGGATGGTGCAATCTGTGATCTTGACGCGGCTCTCGAAGTCAGGCCGCCTTTTGATCCCGAGGTTGCTGTATCCGCGTGCACCGCCGTCCTGAGGCGTTTTGGTGTCACCCGGGTTACCGGCGATCGCTATGCGGGTTTGTGGCCGGCGGCTCGGTTTGCCGAGCATGGGATTGCATTCGAGCAGTCGGCGAGGCCGAAGTCCGACTTGTATCGCGATTTGCTGCCGCTGCTGAACGCGAAACGGGTTGAGTTGCTTGATAGTCCTCGGCTGGCCTCGCAACTTGTTGCATTGGAGCGTCGAACGGCTAGGTCTGGCCGGGACACGGTTGATCACACGCCTGGCGGCCATGATGATTTGGCGAATGTTGTTGCAGGCGTGCTTGTGGGACTCGATCTCGATCGGCGGCCGGCTTTGGTTCGCCAATCGGATATGCTGGTTCATTCCGCCGCGCTGCCGCTGCCTTCAATTTGCAAATATGTGGTTGCCGTTTTGGCGGCGGACAAAAACGGAATGGTGGCAGTTGTTTATGCGGCGGGCATGTTCACCGGTCCGCCGCTCCTGTTGCTTGATTTTGAAGCGGGGCCGCTGCACGGGGGCTTGTTTTCGAACATTGCGATCCGGGTCCGCGAACTTGCTGTTTTGTGCCGGGCAAGAGGGGGTGTTGTGTTTGTTCCGGCTGTCCTATCGAAGCATGCGGCGGCGGCAGGGTTGCTTGCTGAGGCAATCCCTGAGGACATTCAACCGGAGGAGCTGTTGCTATCAGCTGCCAACCACGCGGCGGCGGGGAATGTGAAGATCTGCGCTCCGGCGATGGACAAGGCGCAGACGACGCCATTTCGCAGCGCCCTCGATTTTCGAGCGGCTGAGGGCGCCGATGATCCTTTGCGTGCCGCGGCATTGCTGACAATCGCGCTGGCCCTCGACCAGTCTGCATAGCTTGGGGTTTTTGGAAAGGCAATGGATGAGTTTTACAAGCAGCTATCCACGATGACGGATTCTCTCGTCGTTGTGTGCAACGAGCCGAGTCCCGCGTTGTTCGCCGTTGCGGCGAACATGATGTGCCAGGCGGCCGAGGAGGCCATCAGGAAGTTTAGTGTTGATCCAACCGCGCGCAACGTTGGGCATAGTCAATAGAGGTTAAGCTTTGGCTTACTTGGCAAGCACTCCCTGGGCGGCAGACAAAGTTGAGCGCCGATCGATTGCGTCGCTTGTGCCCTACGCCCGCAATGCGAGGATGCACAGCGCCGAGCAAATTGATCAGATAGCGGCGTCGATCCGCGAATGGGGTTGGACGGTTCCCGTGCTGGTCGACGAGGCAGACGGCATTATCGCCGGGCATGGCCGCGTGCTTGCGGCGCACAAGCTTGGGATAGCTGAAATCCCGGTCATGGTTGCGGAAGGATGGACGGCGGCGCAAAAGCGCGCCTATGTGCTTGCGGACAACAAGCTGGCGCTGAATGCCGGCTGGGACGATGCCATGCTGCGCGTCGAGATCGACGACCTGCAAGGCGGCTTCGATCTAGGGTTGATCGGCTTTAGCGCCGACGAAATAGCGGCGCTGACGTTCGACAAGAATGTTGGGTTGACCGACCCAGACGAGGCGCCCGATGCGCCAGCGGCCACGGTAAGCGAGCTCGGCGACATTTGGTTGCTTGGGAGTCATCGGCTCGTTTGCGGCGATTGCACCGATCCGCTCGTGGTCGGCAACGCGCTTAACGGCGTTAAACCGCATTTGATGGTGACCGATCCGCCGTATGGGGTCGAGTATGATGCAGCGTGGCGAGGGCACGTTAGGACCGCAAACGGCAAGCGATTATCTCTTGGTGTCCATGCCAAGGGGAAGGTCGAAAACGACGGGAAGGCCGATTGGCGCGAAGCGTGGGTGCTGTTCCCTGGCGACGTTGCCTATGTGTGGCACGCGGCCATGCGTGTGGGGGAATCGAAGGAATCCCTCGAAGAGGCAGGTTTTGCTCTGCGCGCGCAGATAATTTGGGCGAAAAATAACTTCGCAATTAGCCGCGGGCATTATCATTTCCAGCATGAGCCGTGCTGGTATGCTGTTCGCGAGGGTTCCACGGGACACTGGTGCGGCGGTCACAAGCAAACGAGCGTGTGGCACATCGACAAGCCGCAAAAGTCCGAAACCGGCCACAGCACGCAAAAGCCCGTCGAGTGCATGAAGCTGCCGATCGAAAACAATTCCTCGCCGGGTCAAGCGGTTTACGATCCTTTCGTCGGCTCATTCACGACTGGGATCGCATGCGAGATGACCGGTCGCGCCTGCCATGCGATCGAGCTAAGTCCGGCTTATGTTGATGTTGCCGTGACGCGCTGGCAGAATTTCACCGGGCATGCAGCCATCCTTGAAGCGAGCGGCGAAACATTCATCGAACTTGTGGCAAATCGATTGTCAAATCAACCTAAGGCCAAAGGAAATGGCGACAGAAAGGCGCAAGCCGACGGCAGAAAAGCAGCCGCCCGGTAGGCCAAGACATGTTCCTACGCAAAAGGACCGGGAGATTGTCTCGTTCGCCTCCGCAATCGGCACCCCGCAGGCAACCATCGGGCGCCTGATCGGCATAAGCGAACACACCATTCGGGAGCATTATCGGGACGAACTCGATCTTGGCATGGCCCGCGCCAATATTAGCGTCGGGCGTAGTCTTTACCGGATAGCCACTGGGAATTCTCCGCAAGCGGCGCCGGCCGCCATGTTTTGGATGAAAACGCGCGCGGGATGGAAAGAAACCGTTCGGCAAGAGAACACGGGTCCCGATGGCGGCCCGATCGAATTCAAGGGCATGAGCGCGCGTGAGCGTATCGAAAGCCGAATCGCTCGCATCCATGAGCGGATGGAGGAGGACAAAAATCCTCGAAGGGCAAAAGAAGCCAACCAGGAAATGCTTGAAGCCGAGGCCGAGCGGTTGAAGGAAACTGCCCAAGTGGCGGCGCGGCGCAACCACACCGTCGCGGCGATCCGAGCGACATGACTGACGCACTCGGCATGTTCGTCCTAGTCCGTCCTGATATGTCCTGATTGTGGATCAGGGGATCGCGGGCTAAGGTTTAGGTAAGTAGGGCTTCCCCTGAAACTGGCGATTGCTTGCGATTTAGGTTTCTTCAGGTTTTTTATAGACGGCAAATATTCCCCGCCGCCGCGATCCAGTAATAATGCAATCCAATCGCCCGTCGTGTCATTCGCAGGACACGGCCAATGCTGGAGGAGCAAGGACTATTGAAGCGAAGGGGATGAGCGGCTTAGTGTCAAGTAAATTATTTCAGTTCACGATTCTAAGACGCGGCCTATTGGAAAGCTGTGGGGCCTGGTTCCCATACATCTCAACAAATTCAGACTCGTGAATCCGCATTAAGTTTGTCAGTTGACTCATTGAATATCCAAGATTGGAAAGATGTGCACCGACAATCGCCGGGAGCACTTTTGGTGTTTCTTTTGGGAAATCTAGCTCCGCTGGTTCGCGTGACCTCCATCCACGTGAACTAAGCTGCTGCCAGAGATAACGTGCCTGGTTGTTTGTTACGAACCCCAAGGAAGAGGCACGCATCAACAGCGTCTGCATCGCGACCTCCCATTCGGGCTTGAGCGCCGCTAATAACTCAAGAGTTATTTTCCGGCCTTGAAAGGCTGAGCGAATTTCAGCGTCTGGCATCAACAGCGCCGCTGCAAATTCATTCGCTTCTTCTTCCATTGTCGCCGTTGGGAATCTGTGCTGAACCAAATGGCCAATCTCATGGGCGAGTGTGAAGCGCATCCGATCCGCCGGATGCAGCACATTCAACAACACAATCGGCGGGCTGCCAGGTGCTCGAAATGTCACCCCGCTCACTGACGCACCACCAAATTTCGACAAGCCAACAACCACGCCGGCCCGTTCGACCCATTGCATTAGATTCCGAATTGGGCCGGGCGGAATGCCCCAGTGAGCCCTGACGGTCGCTGCGATTTTTTCAGGCGTGCCGAACTGCTCAATATCGAGGGTCGGCAGTTTAGAGGTCGGCTCAAAGTCGACGCCATCAAGAAACCGTCGCAAGTGCATTAGGCGGATGTTCAACTCTGCGGTGATCATATCGAGATCGCGCGAAGTTACGTCGGAAGTGCCGCGCGTCATC